GACAGTAAACAGGGTTTGAGATGCTGTTGCAGTTGTGCTGATGACCTTAGTAGCGATATTCGCTGTTAAATCTATCGGTCTTCCTATCGCCATGTCATTACTTTTTTAGTTATTTATCTTTTTATTAAACCTTATATCTAATAATAACTACACCTTTACCACCAGCAGATGCACCAGTATCATTAGTTGAACCACCACCTCCACCACCACCGGTATTATCTAAACCAGCAATACCATTAGGAGCTGTAGGTTCAGGAGATTTATAAGTTGCACCAGCACCACCGCCGGCAGAATTAGACCAAGGTGCTGGAATAACATTACCAGGAACTGATTCTCTCTTGTATCCACCACCCCATCCTCCATTAGGAGTGGGATCACTGCCATGACCACCAGCACCACCACCACCTCCATAAAGACCCGTTGGTCCAGTAGCAACAATCCAATTCGTAGGCATTCCTGCCAGTAATGGTCCAGCAAATGCAGGGAAAGGTTGCCCAACACCACCATTACCACCAAACGTAACAGTAGGTTGAGAGTTTGGTTGACCAGGATTACCTGCTTTTTGTCCTACTCCACCAGCACCACCGCCACCACCACCGGCAGGACTACCAGGACTATCGGGGTTACCACCTGGACAAGATGGATTCTGATAACTCTTACCACCTGCATCTGTTATTGCAGCAGGAGCAGGAGATGTAGTAGGTGCATTTGCTGTTACTTCACTTCCACCCGAATTATGAGCACCACCCCCAGATGCACCACCAGTCGGTTGAGGTCCATTATACGATTGACCCCCTCCTCCACCAAGTGCTGTAATATTATAAGGTGTGGATGCAGGGAAAGTTATAGTACTATTACTTCCATTACTTCCAGGAGTTCCCGGAGCATCTGCACCACCAGGATCAGGACTCGCAGCCCCACCATTACCAACTGTTACTGCATTAGTCCCTAGAATAGGAGCAGAGGTGGGGAATTTAAAATGAACTACACCACCAGCACCACCGCCACCAGCATGTTGACGACCTCCTCCGCCGCCTCCTCCAATTATTAAACCTTCTACTTCTGCACCACCAGGATCGGATGGTACCGTAAAATTACCAGGTGATGTAAATACATGATACTTATATCCATTGCCAGGAGTTATTCCATCTACATTTCCACCACTAGCAGCAAAAGGAGCAGGTGCTTTTTGAAAAAGACTAGTGGAACCACCACCATATCCACTAAGACCTCGAATAGGTTTTTCTTTTTTAAACCAAGAATTATTAATCATTAATATATTCTCTTTATGAAGAAGTCTTCACTTGATTAGCAATAACTATATATGTCGCACTTCCAGTTTTCATAACATTAAACGAATAAGTATCTACACCACTTCCTCCCCCATCACTAGGAGCACTACCACCTACCCAATGAGTGGTAATTCCTGTCAATAATCCATCAATGGACACTCTATTAACATATGCTGTGGATGCATTACATGCTGTTACAGCAGTTATATTCATTACCTGATTATCAGCCATGTCAGTGTTTATGCCCGTAGTAGACATAATATTAAGAGTATTATTAGTTCCTGCTAAATTAGCAGAACTAAAATGGAAATTACTATTAGATATATTAAGATCACTACTGCTACTATATGCAGTGGTAGTAGAAGTCATTCCTTCTACTAAAGTTCCTTCTAAAAGGGTACCAGATCCACTATTACCAACATATATTTTACCACCCATGTTTGCGTGAGCAGTACATTGATAATAAAGAAGACTAGGAGAATCAAACTGTACATCCCATATTAAAGTTGTTCCATCAGCAGCATCATTATTAGTAATACCATCATTATATTGAGTTCCACTTGAACCATTAGGGGTACTTTGAATTCTAAATGGATGTCCACCTGATGAATTCTTAAAGTTATATTTCTCTCCTCTTGTCACATAAATGCTAGGATCATTTTCTGCACCAGTTAATCCAGGTCCAGTAAAAGTATAATGTGATGTACCATCCGCACCTAAAACCCATTCATTCGTTGCGCCACTGAAACTAGAAGCAGTTACAATACCAGCAGCATCTATATTACCATCCCCAGTTATCGTTACTCCAACACCAGCACCAAATGCTCCACCAGAAACTGAACCTGCCTTAAAGCAAGTACCAGCAGTGACGATACCCGCAAATATTGCAGACCCTGCATCACCAGTACCAAGAGTAGCCCCAATAGCAGTAGGAGAACCTATGACAGCTCCTGATCTATAAGTAGCAAGACCAAGAACATCTACATTCGTTACATCCTCATAAGTAAGAGTTCCACCAACTGTAACGTTACCCGTAACATTAAGACTCTTAGCAATACCTACACCACCACTTATTACTAATGCACCAGTAGTAGCCGAAGTAGATTCAGTAGTATTATATACAGTGGTTATACCACTAATAGTTAAAGCAGATCCAACCCATACATCACCACTAAAATCTCCAGTAGTTCCATTAATATTACCAGTTACATCACCAGAGAAACTACCTGATGTAGTAACACCAATAACATTAAGTTGAGTAGCATTAATAAAATCAGTATTAGCAACGCCCGTTAAATTACTTGCATCTCCATAAAATGAAGTGGCACTTACGATTCCTGAATCACCATAAACACTAACCGCAGTACCAACCTGCAACATCTGGTTAGGAATAGTAGTTCCAATACCTATCCTTTGATTAGTATTATCAACTTGTAAGACAGCACCTGCAGTTCCTATCCCAGAACCAAAATCAGCTAATCTAGTTGCATTGGTAATCGCCATTCTACGATATCGTTTCTAAGTTTACTTTTATGTAAGAATTATATATCCTATTGGTTATTTATAATCACTCATCTTTTATTTTGTCACTGTCTTATACATGTAATCATTAGTGGCGAAATCTGCCTTTCCAAAAAGTCTTTCAGAAGTCTTATCAGGATTTGA